GCGGCGGCGGCGCAACAGACAACCAAGTAACCATCGGCGATGTATCGCCTAGTGGTACGAATGCGGTCTCTCTATCATCCCCCCATATTGTTCAGTACCCGCGTCCGCCCAAGCGCGACGATGGTCGCTGGATTGCTTTGTCCTCCGTAATCGGTAACATCATCGGCAAACTATCTAGCCAAAAGGTTTTGAAAGAAGCCCGCGACGCTGAGAAAAAATGGCGCGAAGTGATGGAGCACCAGCGGCAGATGGCACACGCCGAGCTTGCCCGCGTCCCTATCCTGCGCGACCGTGCCGAGCAGGCAATGAATGATATTGACAAGCGCAACACCGCCAACTGGCAGCGCGGGGACTTGGAGTATGGTTATGGCGAGCAGTTGAAGCCTTGCATTGACAACCTCGCTGACGAAATCTGCGCTATCTCTGACTGCGGGTATCAACCTGATTATGATGGTATTCATTCGCGTATTGCTGCGGATGCAGCGCTCGCCGAGCAGAAAGAGTTTGAAAAACTGTGCCGTGTGAATAACCGCTACAACACAGGCTGGAATTGCAACACGCGCGGGCAGTTGTTGGTCGCCACACAAAACATCATCATCGCCCAAACCAATAAAGCGCGTGAGGAGGAGCGGCAAAGAAAATGGCAGCATGACTATGAGATTAAAACCAAAACCTTTGACCTCATGGAACGTGCGCGGCAGAATCGTCAGACCACAGCACAAAACTACGACCGCACGGCGACCGAGAACCGTCGCTTCCAATATACAGGCTACACCGCCGACGCGCAGAAATCGTTGGATATGGGCGCAGAGTTGTTGGCATCCTACGGGCAGAACGCTGCATGGCTCGCCGAGAGCTTGCGCAAGACAGCCAAAGAGAGCATGGCAGACTGGGGTACACTAGCCACGATGATTATCGGTTTGTTGTTCGCCTGGAACATGAAAAGCAGCGCAGCGAAAGCTGACGATTGCGGCGGCGGTTCGGGCGGCGGTAAAGGTGGTTCAGGCAATGGCGTTAAAGATGTTGGTGGTGAGGGTGTCTTGGACGCAGTAAAAAAATCAGTTAAGAGTTTATTCTAATGGCTAGATATACAGATGACCCTTTCGCAGGACTATTCAATGATGGTATGACTACCGCCGATTCAGGGCTGTTCAATGATGGGCAGACATCTCCGTTTGCCCAATCTGACCTATCGCCCGCCGAGTTGGAATGGTATGATGATGTTGCGTTGTCCATTGACCCTGAGCGCGGTTCGGCTTATGAGTACACTATGAATCTTATGAAAGATATAAACGGTGTGGATGAGACGGATGGTATGCAGGATTACACTTATTTCGGGCTACCTGCTGAGGGTGCAGCCCCTAACATCTTAGAGGACTTTGAATAATGAGCGGCAGATATTTTATTGGTAGCAACAACACCGCCAGCGGTTTCGGCGGCGGTGGCAACTTCCTTTCTCAACTTGGGTCTATCGGTCCAGCGTGGCAGAACACCATGTTGCAAGGGCTGAGTACGCAGAATGCGTTTAACGAGTTTCAGAACAAGCAGCTCATTGACCCTTACAAAGTGAACGCCGTGGCGAGTGCCTACGGCACTCAGGGCTTACAAAACCTCTATGCGTCTGAGGATGCCGCAGCTAATCTGCGGGCAATGGAGTATATGCGTAACAACGGCAGCATGAACAATGCGCAGCAGATGCAGCAGAATCTTGGGCAGAACCCAAGCCAAATTCAGTATGGGCAAAATCTAGTACGCCAAGCACCACAACAAGCGCAGCCCACGCAACCCGTAACATTAGGGGGTTATGCTGCTACCGCTCCGTCGCTGCCACAACAAGGGCAGCCGCCAGCGGGCTATGCGAGCTGGCAAGAATATTACAGCTCCAACCCCAACCTATATTCGCTGCGACAAGTTGAACAGCGTAACCCAACCTATTTGACCGCGCCGCAAGAGGGCGCGAGCTATTTATTTTAGGAGATTGGTATGGCGGAACAACCCCAACTAACGAGACGTGATTCCGTAAATCGTGCTGCGCTAAATGCGTTTAGTGGCGTTCCAGTAGTGGGCGTTATACCCAGTATGATTGCCTTAGGCAAAGCTGAGGCAGATAGAGAAAATGCGCTTGCTGCCGCAGCAGTCAAGCCGTCAATGGTTATCCCTAATATCGGTGGAGTTGGCGCTGGTGTAAACCCCCCAGCGTATATACAGCCCCTCGGCAACACAGGACACAAGCTCGGCGGCGTACCATTAACCGCGCCTGTACAAGTGGTACAAAACCCTGACGGCACACGCAGTCTCGCCGCCCCAGCACCACAACTCAACCCAGCGCTGGTAGACGCTGTGGCCACCCAGCAGGCACAAGAAGCGCAACAGCAATACTCCGCACCCGCTGTGGCTGCGGCAGAACCATATCAACCTACACCTATCACGGGCACATACATGGGGGGCAACAGTTATGTGCCCTTACACTCTACGACCAATACGATGCCCCGAACTCCTACGTTCGGACGTGATGCGTTGGACATCCCCGACGCGAACCGCGCTGTTGCCCGTCAATACGCTGACATCGTAGCCGCTGGCGGTACACCTATCTTGAACGAATGGGACGCGATGCACCTGAACCGCCTACGCGCTCAGGGCAGCCTAGCCTTGTCAGCAGCTACTAAGGCGGCGGACACCAACGATATGTATCGCGCTATGAATGACCCTGACACGCGCAACCGCGCCCAGCAGATAGCCAGTACGCAAGGCGTGTCGTTTGACACCGCAATGAAAATGGCATTAGCTGGCACGCTTGCGCAACAGGGGGATTATGCGCTTGCCAACCGCTACGAAAGCTCTACGCTCCTGCCTGCGATGGAAGCAGAGCAGCAACAACGTATTGCGCTCGGTATCGGCTCAGGCACGGACACACCCGCGATGGCAGACTACATGGGCAACACGTTCAACTCATCCACCGCGCCAACATCTGTTTATGGTACAGGGGATGGTAACGTTCGTGTGAATACTCCAAGCCACAGTATCGTATCGTCGCCCGAGAACGCAGCAGGGCAAGCCATGTTGTTGGGTAGTACCGCACCTTTGAAAGACGGTTATGCCCTATCCGCTAACCAAGCACAGATGGAGATAAATGGTAATGCTGCCGCGCAACAAGCAGCCGCCAAATCTGCCGAGCAAGCGATGAGGTTGAATACCGCGCAGCGTCAGGGTTATGAAAAGATGGCAGTACAACAGGCACGCTTGGACGAGGCACGGTATAAAGCCGCTGCCCGCGCAACCCAGCAACGTACAGGCGCAAGCCCAACTCAACCCCGCGCAGCCAACGAAGTTGAGTATGCTAAGATGCTTATCCAAAGCGCGAATCTGATGCCGAAAGACGACCCCAACCGCAAGAAAGTAGCAGCCGCGCTGCTCAACCGCTACGGCATCAAGCTAGACGATACGGAGTAAGTTATGGCATACACTCACGAGGGGCTGCGTTTAAAACACAACGAGGCCATCGCTGGTGGTTCAGCCCAGCCAGGCACTTATGCCCTAGCCCACGACATCCAAAATGGACTGGGTAACGGGCTTCGCTACTTCACAGCATTCAATGACGGCTACCACCAATCCGAAGCCTACTTCCGCAAAAAAGGAAACCGCGCCCAAAGTCTGCACGGGCTGGGGCTGGCGATGGATGTGGTATTAAGTAATGGTCGTCAGGGCGCACCACAAGCGATGGCGGCGATTCGTCAGATGATGGCGGCCAAAGGTTTGCGCGAGGGGCGTGATTTCAAAGTCATTGACGAATATTCCCGCCCCAGCGCGGGCGCGACAGGCGGGCACTTAGACGTTCGCTTCCTCAATACTGCGGCGGCGGACAAGTATGCGGGGGGCAAAGGCGGTTCGGTTACTGCCCCTGTTACACCCACCACAACACCCGCTGCACCTGCGTTACCCACAGTAACCACACCCCAGTTATCTGCGGCTGTCCCACAGCTCGCGCAGCAGACCAACGTTACCGCGCCACAGACCGACTGGATGGCCGAGCTTGAAAAGGAACAACAGCTCGCCCAGCGCCAAGCTGACCTTGCCACGCCGCAGATGTACGTCCCCCAAGTAAAGGACGAGTTCTTTACTGACAAGGTGGTACGCGCAGCGATGCTGACTAAGCCTCAACCGAAACATTGGACCGCAGGATAAACTATGGCAACCTACGAGCAACTTCAACAATATGCCGCTGACCCACGCGTGCAGCAGATGCTCACGCTTATCTCACGCACCGAGGGCACGTTCGGGGCGCGGAATCCTTATGCTGTTTATGGTGGCGACATCAACAAACAATTACCCAGTCTCGCCGCGCACCCTGGCAAATCGGGGGCGTGGCAGTTCAAATGGAACGATGGCAGAAAAGGTACAGCCACCGCTTCGGGTAGATATCAGATTGTGCAAGGTACATGGGATGGTCTCGCCAAGCGTTACGGGTTCAAGGATTTCGGTCAGCGTAACCAAGACCTAGCCGCCGTTGCGCTTATGGCAGATGCAGGAGCGATTGATGATATTCGTGCAGGACGCTTCCAAGATGCCGCCAAAAAGTTAGGTAGGACGTGGGCATCGTTACCGTCCAGCCCCTATGCCCAAGCCAAGCGTTCACAGTCAGAGTTTGACAAGATGCTCGCGCAGACTGTCGGTGGTTCGGCTACTGCACCTGCCTCTCGGGCTGCTGTTCCAGCGTCGGCGTTCTTTACCGCGCCCAAGTCTCAACCCACGCAAAATAATATGGGTATCGGGCCTGTTATTACCCCTGCTACTGAGTTGAGTAAGGAGGAGCTTGCAGCTATAATGCCTACGAGAATGACCGCCCCACAGGTGGTTGATGACTTTTTTACCGACCCGCCAAAGGTTGATTGGGGGGCATACTACAAATAGGACACCGTTATGTCGTTCAGACCCGTACAAGGTTATTTTGGTAACTTAGAATACCTTAACCAGCAAGCAGAACAATCCGCGCAAGATGCACTCCTAGCCCAGCAGCAGGCGGCAGCCTTTGCCCAACAACAGCAGGAGGAGACAGCAGCATACAAAGCACAGCTTGACGATATGCTGGCGCAGAACCAAGCGATGTACGACGAAGCCCTACGGCAACAAGAAGCACAAGGCGCACAGATGCAGTCAGGTGGTATGACTGCGGGTGCGCCTAATTTTGGCGGCGGTACAGCGGAGCAGCCGCAACATCAATTTGGTAATAAGTGGGCGGATATGTTCGCTTCCACAGTTGATAACTACGACTACAACGGGCGGAAATTCAGCACCGCTACTGTGGGCGACCCAAACCAAAAAACGCGCGGGCAAGCTGCAACGCTATGGAATAGAGACATCCTCGATAAGTGGATGGACGACCAAGCTACACGCAATGGTTGGAACGACATTCAGAAAGCCACCATCCGTAAACAGATTGTGGACGGTCTAACTCGCAGCACAGGGAACAAGCAGTTGTTTGACGCTGAAAGCCGTGGAATTACTGGGCTTGTTGGCGACGCAGCGAATAGGTTTGTGGACGGTAGTTTAGGCAGCCTAGCTGAAATCGCAGCGGTAGGTAATATCTACCTAAACAAAGGGGTTGATAAAACACTCCGCGATATGGGCTTCCGCGAGGACGGCTGGGGTGGCAAGCTAGGATTGGTTAGTGAAGACAACCAATCCTCATCCCGCGCGTTCTTACAGAATGTCCAAAAAGCCCGCGACTGGTTTGGTAGTTTCCGTTCCGATGAGAGCCGCGATGCCGAGCTTGCCCGCTCCGCTGCGCGTGGTATGGCAGAGCAATGGGATGCGATTAAAGATAACCCTGTCGCCCTAACCGATGAACTCGCTAACATGGCAGGTATGTTATTAGGTGCGAAAGGATGGGGTGGAGCTACAAAAGTTGCTGGTAACTCTATCGCAAAAGGGGGTCTCGCTCAGGCTGTTCGCGGAGGCGCAGCGGCGGAAGCTGGTTCATTAACCGCAGGGACAGCAGCGAAACTAGGATTGCAATCTGAAATTCAAACGCTCGCGGGGCAAGCCATCGGCCGCTCAACTGGGCTGATGGGTATCGCCAACCGTACCGCAGGAAACGCGCGTATGGCACTAGGTCGTGGTATTGCTGCTGTGGGCGAGCGGGGGGCGGCAACTAACCCCCTTGTCAACGTGTCTCTCATTGAGGGCGCGGATGTAGGCGCACAAGTTCTATCTCAGCCAGGTGCGTGGGATGAGAGCAAACAAGCCTATACCGACGACGCTGCGCTTACTGCGCTTGGCGCGTCTGCATTGAACGCTGGTATCACATACGGCATGGGTACTATGTTCCATACCGTTGCAGGTTCAGGCAGTCGTTTCATTAACGGTATGTCGCAAGCCGAGCGTGGGGCAGCCACGAAGTTAGGGCAGCAAGTTCTTAGTAGCCAAGGCGGCGTTACCATTGATACTGCGCTCAAAACCGTAGCCGATGAGCTTTCCGCTGGCGCTACCCCTGCTGCCCGCGATACATTGAATAAAGTTGTAACCTACCTTACCAGCGAGGAGGGGAAACTAGCTGCGCTTAAAGCCGTCGGCGAGAAAAGCACGATGGGTAAACTGCTAGAACACTCCATGACGCTAAGCGGTGGTATGCTCGCTGAGGGCGTTGAGGAGGGTTTGATTGGCGCAGTAACCAGCGCAGCCTCCCAAGCGATTGATGCGCATGGTAACTTTGACCCTAGCCGTATTGACCCAAATAAAGTTTGGGACACGGCGGGTTCTGCTGCGGTGTTGGGTGCGACGCTTGGTGTGTTCGGCGGTTCACTCCATCTTGCTCAGGATATTAAGAACGCTAACAACACCATTGACAGCGAAATTAAGTCCTACCGCGAGCAAGCGAATAAGTTGCAAGCCGATATTGACGCGGCCGAACAACAAGCCGCGCAGCATGTATCGACCGCAGACCCTACACAACAGGTTGTTGTTGTTGACCCGCTCCAACAAGCACAGCAGGCAGCCGACCCTAACCAAGTGCAGCCTACTCCCGCAGATGTTGGTTTCACACCCGAGATGCTGGCAGTCTATGGCGACCAGCTTGATGCTTTGGAGACAGCTTACGCTAACAGCGGCGGGGTAACTACTGATGAGGTTTTGCGCGTGCTAGACCCGCTCGTAGAGCAAGCCGCCCTACGCGGCGAGGATGCACAGGTTGCCCATGCAATAGCTGGTGTTCGTCAAGCCTATGCTAATACCCAGCCTGCGGCTGCACCTACTGCACCTACTGCGGACTTGCTTGGCGACCCCGCCGCCGTCGGCGACCAAACTCTACAAAACCAACAAGCTCTCCCCCCTATGAGCGATGCGGAAATGGCAGCGCAGCAACGTGCCCAAGCCCCACTTCCCGCAGAACAAGGCGGTACAACTGAGCTTCATGTCCCCGACCCAGCGGCGGCTACCGACCCCCAAGCGGCTGCGGACGAGCAACACATTGCAGGATTACTCCAAGACCTTGATGCGGGTTTAGCCGCCGCGCTGCAACGCGGTAGCATGGAAAGTCCTGTTGAGAACCTACAACGCCGCGTGCGGCGTAACACCGACCGACGCAGCGAGGCTGAGGCTAGCCTGCGGGCTATTGAAGCGAACCAAGCCAACGACCCCCTGCTGCAAATTCAAAACCAAATGCGCGAGCAGATGGTACAACAAGGGGCAGCCGACGCGCAGCTTCGCGCGGACAACTATCTCGCTGAGCAAGAAGCAGAGCGTCAAGCCATCCTGCAAGCCGAACGTGCTACGCTACAACAACGCGTAGCCCAAGACCGTCAAGCGTTCTCTAACTGGGCAAGCCGTGCGGCTGCCCGCGCCGAGACCCAGCGTAGCAACACCAACGAAGCTGCTGCGTTGATGGAAATTATTGATAGTATCGCCAAGCACGCTGTTGATTTCACAATGGCGATTGATGCCCTTGAACAAAACCGCGACCTGCCTGACAACGTTAAAGCAGGTTTGCAAATGCTTGCCCGTTTCCAAGCGGCAGCCAACCTCGCTACCGACCCCAGTCTCTCTGACGCTAAACGCGCAGAACTTACCCAAGCCGCAGTTGATTTATATCAACTCGCACCGCGTATGTTCCGCGCCCTAGACGCATGGGTTGAACAAGAGATGCACGAGGCCTATGAGGATGGCGAGATTACCCAACGCGACCTTGACCTTGCCAACGCCGAGCGCGAGCAGCGCAACCGCATCCGCGAGAGAGTGGTAGAACGCAATATCATTACCAACCCCGAGCCTACTACTGTTGAGACCGCCGACCCCTTGTTAGAACAGCAAGCACAGGCGCAAGACCTGCTGGTGGATGTTGCCCCCGAACACCTAGACACACGCCATGTGGATGAGACATTACAACGCACCCTAGATGATATAGTCGTTACCCCTATGATGGCGCAACTTGCTACGCGTGCGACTAGCGTACCTGCTGACACTACGTCATTAACTGCGCTGCTAAATCATTATGGCGTGCGCCCAGGCAGTATGGGGATTGACCGCGCTACCGTAACCGAAGTGAACAAGTTGCTTCGCTCCATAGGACCGAGCGCACGGCGCAGTATGGTACAAACACTTAACTCTTACTTCCTGCAAGAGAATGGTGTGAACAGTTGGGTCTCTCGTAAAGTAGGTGTACGACACAACACGCCACTTTTACGCGACGCCAACAAAGCGGAATACCAAGCGCTTGTTGATTACTTTACTCGCACGAAACGCCAAAGCCCAGAGGACGCAGAAGCCAGCGCACGCGCAATACAAGACGAAATAGTTGAGCTAACTGATGGCAAACTCAAATTGACGGACGCTTCTTTCGCCGCTCCCGAGGTGGCGGAGCAGGAAGCAAAAAAGTTGAGCCTGATTCCACCGACATCCTTAGACGGTAGCGAGGACGCGGCGATTCAAGATACTGCCCGCGCCATGAACAAACACGGCGCGTCGGCTTACGCTGAACCTGCCGCGCAGACTGAGACCAACCTGTTCGCCGAACCTGAGGCCACGGTTGATGTACAAGAGGCGTTTGATGCGTTGGCGGACGAGGAGTTATCGCGGCAGGATGGTAAAGACCTGTTTAATGATGACTTTGATTTTGACAGTTCCTACGACGAGTCCGACCTCGGCGGTATTATGGATGCCTACAACGATGGCTTCGCATCCGACCTGTTCCGCGACCGCCGCGCGCCACGCAATGAATGGGAGCAGATGACGCAGCCTGAGCAGTCTCTCGCCGTACAGCAAGAGACCATAGCGCGCGCCACCCGTGCGCTGCGCGACGCGTTCGGGCCTGAGATTCTGCAACACGTCGTGTTCGTTAGCCCCAACAGCCTGTCTCTGTCGGATAGCAACGTGTCCGCATTCGTCCTTGATGGCGACCCCAACTCTATTTATGTGGTAGCAGACCCTACCCGCGCCGACCACCAGTTCGTCTATAACGTAGCCCACGAGCTGCTGCATCAACGGATGGACGTGAACGTGCGCGGCAAGCTGACACAATGGGGCGACTATCAGCAGACGATGGACAAGTTCATGCAGAACGCCTTTGTCCAAGAGCTGATGGGCGCGATGCGCCCAACCTACCCTAACCTTGACAGCTACGCCCTAGCCGAGGAAGCGCTGGCGGAGATTCATGCTGCCCGCACATCGGAGCAAGGATGGAACACGCTGCGCGAAACATGGGGTATCGCAAGTAAAGTACCGACTGAACTACGTTCCAAAGCCAACGCAGGGTTCATTCACAAAATCATCAGTTTCTTTAAGAACATGGTTGCTCAATGGCGTGGCAAGCGTGGTACGACTGACGCAGAGCTGGCTGAGTTCCTGCGCGTGGTATCTATGGCTAACCCTGAGGCGGCCGCCGAGCTACGCACACCTGAGGCAGCGCAACAGTTCCGTGCGCGTATGGAGTTTGAGGCAGCGCAACAGCGTGTCGCATACTATGCTCAGCTTGCGCGAGAGAACATCACAGCGTTTGATGTATTACCACGCACTCAGCAGCAGGCAGCGATGGCAGAGATGGCACGCAACAACGGCGACACCTTGTCCGAGCGCGAGCTAGGGCTGCAAATACGCTATGCGCGTAAACCACAACAGAGCGCGGGTAGCGCCAACCCCAACGGCACAGTTAATCAAACACCGCAGCAGGCAGCCCAAGCGCAGCAGACGTTACAACAAGCAGCGCAGCTTCGCCAACAACAGGCGGCTCAGGCATCGCAAGTACCCCCAAGCAGCGACCCGCAGGGGCAGCAGCAGTTCGCAAGCAAGCTGGTAAAACAGATTATGATTTACCCACAACGCGCGGCTGGGGCAGCCTATACGGACGACTTGGATAACTTCGTCGGCGCTATCACATTGGAGAGCAACGGCGCGTTGGCTGAGGTGCGTGTGCGGATGCACGACCCGAAAAATGGTATGAACGGGCTAGTCCATGTTGAACCCTTGAACGGCGACATTGACGGTGCGATGTATAGAGCATGGGAGTGGTTAGAGAGTAATTACCCCAACCAATACACCCGACCACATGGCTCAACCTACGACGCGCGAACTGGTAGCATCCTAACCCCCGTGCAGGTTTACATCATGAACCGCGCACAGCAGATGGGGCTGTCGTCGCCCACGCTCCGTAAGTGGACTAAGTGGCTGGCGGCCAAGCTGCCCGCGCAGTATCTACCTGTCTTGGATAAGTTCCTTGATTTCGTCTCCGTTATGCGGACACGCTGGGTGGACATCTACACCTCCATGCGCGAGGTGGAGAATATGTATAGCGAGGTAACTGGTAAGCCCGCGACAGTTCTCAACCGCCTTATCCGCGACATCGGCGAGGGCACGTCGTTCCTACACCGCAACTTCAACGCTGGGCGCATAGACCAAGTGGCTGGTAAGAAGCAGTCATTCCGCGACCGTGTGGAAGCCATCCGCGACGCGATGCAGCAAGAGGGTATCTCCCAAGAGCGCATCAACAAAGTGCTGTATGGTTTAGAGGAAGCGGTACGTTACAACGTATTCCTGAACTCCCCTGCATCCGAGGGGCATTGGGCAACTGATGCCAATGGTAAGCGTTACATTGTGCAAGCTAGGAATAATAAGCATCCAGCGCAGACGGTAACGGGTTTCAACTTCCAAGACCTGAATACCATTGACCCCCATGTGGGCAAACTGGACTTAGGTGGGCAACGTTTCATGGCAGCGCTCGCGGGGTTATCAGTAGAGGAGCGCAATAAGATAGGGCGTATCGTAGCCGAGGTATCAGCCACAGGCCGTACCATCGCAGAACTGCAACATTCGCGCGGCGTGCTGACGCAAGCCGACTACCACGACCGCATGAGACGTGGTAAACGTGAGTTGGATGCGGCGTTCCCTGAACTGGCTGCACAGGGTTATGACTTCGGCGGCTTCTTTATGACGATGCGCGACGATGACACATCAGCCTACGATAGCCACGACAGCCAAGGGCGTACTACCGCTATTGATAACGTGCTGGGCAACAACGCCCGTGTGTGGGAAGCAGAGGTTAAAAAAGCGTTCCGCAATAATGAGATGGCACAGTTCGCGTTGATGGTATTATCCCTGCCGAACAAACATTTCGCCGTTGAACCCCTGACCCCACGCATCGACCCCGACGACCCAACAGGTGCGCCGTTGTGGGAGGGTAGCGACAAGAACGTCAAAGCCAGTACCACGGTTTATGTGAACGGTGTGCCCGTACAACTGGTAGCGAAAACGAAACAAGCCGCCATGTTGTTCGACCGCAAGGCGCTGCATCCTGGCATCGCTAAGGTCGGCGCGCTCAACCACTACTTCAATCAGTTCAAGACATCGCTTAACCCTGCGTACCCTCTGTTCGGTTTCGGGCGCGACATGATGACAGGCTTCCTGAACATCAGCGGCGCTATCGGCGAGCAGTATGTGAGCAGCAAGGACGCGATGCGTGTGGGTGGTAACACCGTGGGCTATGCCTTGAAGTACCTACTCGCCCCGAACAAAAACAACCTGTTCTACGGCACATGGCGCGGACAGCACTTGGATGCGTGGGCAGAAGCCTATCAACGCCTCGGTGCGGGTATGCTGTTTGGCGATGACCTGAACACAGGCGCGTTCGCCAACATTAACAACAACCCCCTAATCAGCGGTTATATCGGGCGTAGCACCGACCTGCTGGCACAGGCTAAGGACAAGGTTAAAGGTACAGCCGCGCGAGTGGCAGAGACCATCGCCTACCCACCTGAGACCGCTATGCGGCTTGGCGCGTTCCGCGCTTACACCGAGCACCTGCTCGGCAACCAGTTGAAGCCCAACATGACCGCCGAGCAGATAGTGGAGTTGTTCGACCAGTTCAAGAACCCACATAACAACGAGAAAGCTGCGGCTATTATCGTAGGCACTAAGAACCTAACGTCTAACTTCCAACAGCACGGCGCGGATAGCGTGGTACGCAACCTGTTCTCTTTCCACAACGCCGTGATGCAAGGCTCGTTCTCTACGCTGCCACAGATACTCTCCACAGAGCACGGTCGCAAAGTGAGCGCGATGATACTGGTTGCCTCTGCCCTTGCCGCTGCTGCGGCTATCTCAGGCGAGGATGACGATGAGTTTGGCAATAGTAAGTATTTCCAAATCCCCCGTCGTAACCGTAACATTGTACTAAGCGAGAACATCCAAATACCTATCTCTGACGAGCTGGGCTGGATTAAGAACCTGGCGGACAACGTTGTCGGTGTGATGATGGGGCGACGGAACGTGATGGATGCCTCCACCGACCAGCTTCATGCTATGAGCGAGATGGTAACATCTGCGAAGTGGGGCGATACTGACAACGCCTTTACCAACGCGCTCTATGCCGTTACGCCTACGATGGGGCAAGCGTTCATTACGATGGCTACGGGCTACGACACGTTCGGGCGCAAGGTTAAGTCAGACTACGCCTACGACGACAACGGCAAGCGCATACAGAACGCCGCTGACGTAGAGCGTTCAACCTCCGCTGCCAGCGAGACAGGTATTGGTATCGCTGAGTTCTTGTACGGCGCGACAGGTGGTGGTATTGATATGACGGGCGACGAGGTGGATGTGATGGGACGCTCGTTCTTGGGTGGTCTCTACGGCAGCTTCGCTCGTACACAGACTGCTACCATGCGCGACGGCGACGGCGTGCTGGCTGCCGCAGGCGACGAGTTCCTACGCTCAACCCGAGTTATGCACATCGACCGCAAGGGAGCTGAGGCATGGCAAGACCTCGGCGAGCGGCTGGGCATCAGTCTCCGCAACCAAGGTGGTACGCTGGACGTGCTCAACGCAGGCGACGGCGCTGCCGTGGGCGAGGCGTACAACATCTATGCCAAGAGCGACAAGGCACTTAAAAAGGCTAAGAGCGACATGGGCTACACTTACAAGCAGCTACATGATATGATTGCCAAAGCCGAAGCAGAGGGGCGTTACCAAGATGCCCGCGACCTGCGAGCCGATATGCGAACCATCCGCGCTAATCAAGAGGCCATCCGCCGCGATGCACTGGCAGAGATTAACGCACTAGGAATTAAATAATGGATAATTTAAAAACGTTAGCTGCGCTGCTTGCAGTATGTAGTGTGGTAAGTGTAGGCGTAACGTGGTCGTTCACGTCGTCCTACTACAACGCCAAACTGGAAGCACAGCAGCAAGCACACGAGGCAGCGAAACAACAGGCAGCGACCGCCGCTGCCCAACAACAACGTAGTAAGGAAGCAGCCGTAGCCGCAGCGGTAGCGGCCGCCGACCAGCAACACTATAAGGAGTTACAAGATGCTAAGACTGAAATACAGCGCCTACGCGCTGGTGTCGCTAGTGGTACTGTCCGCCTGCGCCAGCCGACCACGGCCACACGTTGCGCTGGTACAGACCAGCTTGCCAGCAGTTCCCGCGTGGGTAACGACGGGCGAGCCGAGCACACAGCAAGTGAACCAACAGTTGAACAAGATATTCTCCAACTCGGAGAGTACGCACTAACTGCGGTTAAACAACGCGATGCGTGCGTTGCCATCTTGCAACAAGAGCGGGAGGTATTGAATGAAAAATGACAGTTGGTATAAACGCCTGTTGTGTGGTTACAACCCACTAGGAGATTTCGCCGACCTCGCGTGTCGTGGTACTGAGGTTGAGTACGAGCTGGACGAGCAGGAATGCCAACACAAGACCATCGCTGTCCGCTGCTGGTGTTGCACGTTTTGGCGCGGCGTGGTGGTAGGTTCTTTATTAACGTCGTTATTCGCGGGGGTGTGGTATGCCGTCATTTAAACATCGCCCTGTTCGCAGGGCATCGGACTGGATGTTCATAACCAAGACGCGGGGGGTAGAACTTATCAATGCCGTGCTGTTACTGGCAGCGTGTGCCACGTTTTACGAGACGAAAGCTATGGTCGTACCACTCCCTAAAATGTATAATGCCAAACATTTGGATATAAGCGCGTTGTGTGTAATACTATTACTGCTTGCCGCGCTGCAATGGGCGGGATTATTCTTGGGCGACCGCGATAAGTGGCGACGGGTCTCAGCCTTAGCCCTAACAGTATCGGCGGCTATGTATATATGGTTGGCTACACTTATTTATTACAGCAGCGCGTGGCTCACAGCTATCGGCGTGCATCGGCAGGCGTTGATGACCTACATAGCGATGAGCGTGTTCTGCTGGCTGGCAGCCGATTATATCCGTGAGGGCTTAGATGAATAATAACATGGGGGCTGTATGCAAGATTTCCTTTCCCCACCTTACCTCGCGTTTGTCGGGGGCATCGTGGGCGGCTTGCGTACTGCGGCAAAATCCAACGATGGTATATTCATGCGGTGCACCGACATCCTTGTGGGGGCGGTAGCCGCAGTAGGGGCTAGTGTCTACGTTCCGAACAATGCACCACTTAGCGCATTGCTGGTTGGTTTACTGATGGGACGTAGCGCAGGCTACGCCACCGACATCGTTTACAACCTAGTGCCGCAAATTGTTCCGATGTTTATTAAATTTATACAATCACTACCGAGCAAGGGGAATGATAAAAATGAGTAATTATGTTTTAGGCAACGCGTCAAAAGCGAAGCTAGTGGGTGTACACCCCAAGCTGGTGCAGGTGGTACAACGCGCGATTGAATTAACGCAGCAGGACTTCTCCGTACACGAGGGGCTACGGACTGCGGACAGACAGCGCCGACTGGTCGCCTCAGGCGCAAGCCGTACCATGAACAGCAAACACATCAAACAGGCTGATGGCTATGGGCACGCGGTAGACCTGTTACCGTGGGGCGACTTCGACGGCAACGGCACGAAAGAAATCTCGTGGTCGTGGGAACACTTCTATCCCATCGCCGATGCCATGCGGCAGGCGGCTACCGAACTAGGTGTCAATGTGCGCTGGGGCGGCTGCTGGGAAACGCTGAATGGTACGACCAAACCGACACGCGACCTTGTAACAGATTACGTCGCGGCGCGTAAGGCAGCAGGAAAATCCGCATTCATTGATGGGCCACACTTTGAACTAGCATAGGGGATGGTATGTTCAAACAACTTTTATTAAGCGCAGGGACTGACACCGCGAGCCTCAGCAAGGTTAGTATGCTGATTGGTATCACGGTGTGCAGTCTTATTGTGCTATGGCAGACGGTGCATGGCACGCTGTCCTCGGACTTGTTCGCATGGTATATCTCCGTAACGGTCGGGGCGAACACGGCGAACAAGGCAATTAGCGTTGTGGGCAGCCGTCCTGCAATGAAACCTGATGAGCAAGGAGAACCGCAATGAGTTGTGGGACAGACCGCGAGTTAATGCGGTTAATGATTAAAGACATCATAGACCAGCTTATCGCCGATGGTACGATACAGGGCGGCCTGCTGACGTGCGATGGGGCGGCGCTGCCGACCAAGCAGAAAATGAAAGACTGTGCCTCAGCCGAAGCTGCGGACGCTGCGCTTGATGCCAAGATTGACAAGGTTAAGACTGACACCGACGCTGCGTTGAAAGTAGTGGTTGCAGAGCTTGAAGCGAAGCTGGCAGCTAAAAAGGACACGTTCCCTACTGAGGCTACGTTGACCTCTGACCTTGTGCTACAACTGCTGCTGAATAACGGCGAGACCGTGAGTGTATCGCTGGCAGCGTTGAAACCAACGCCTTATGTGAACGCGATGGAGGTGGTAAACAAAGACACCCTACGCGTTACCCGCTCAGACAACGAGAAGTTTGAGACCGTGCTGCCGATGCCTACGGCGCTGGCGGTGGACAAGAACAAGCTGGTACTGACGCTCAACACAGGCGACAAGGTGGAAGCAGACCTGTGCGGCTGGCGCGGGGCGCAGCCATGCACCTATCATGCCACGCTGAATATCACGTTGGAGAGAGGCGAGGCAGGCTGTGCCGACCGCTTTGCACGAGTGGTTTATGGTTTCCACCCCGAGGACATCCGCGACCCAGCCGCCGACGTGCAGTTGGTAGATTGTAAAGACCGAGTGATTGGTTACATTTACTCGACCAAAGGGGGCAACCACACCGTAGAATACGCCGTAGAGCAGAAAGACGGTACAATGCAAGTTATTGGTTATGCGCTCGCTTCGCCTGTTGTCCACGTTTGGTCTGACGAATGCTGCGCTGATTTATTTGGGAGAACACCATGAATAAATTTAAAGTTACCGTGTGTGGTAACGAGGACATCTACGTTGAGAAAGCCGAGCTAGATGGTAGCAAGCTGGTACTGACACGCACTGACAAAGAGAAGTTGGAAGTAGATTTATCAGGGCTGGTTGTTACGTCTAAGGACACCTACGTTGCGAGTGCAGCACTAGCCAACAACGTACTGACCCTGACTAAGAATGATGCGACCACCGTTGATGTGGACCTATCAGGACTTGTACCAACCATCCCGCCACAAAAGGACACCTACGTTGAGAGCGGTAGCTATGCTGCGGCGACAGGTACGTTGGAGCTAGTCCATAATGACCGAACCGTGGTACAAGTCGCGTTGCCCACACCGAACACATACATCACAGAGGGCGTGTTGGACGGCGGCAAGTTGAAGCTGAAACGCAATGACAATAGCGAGGTAGAGATTGATGTCTCCAAACTCGTGAACGGCCCTGACAATTATGTCAGCACAGGCAGCGTCATCAATGGTAACACTCTGCAACTTAACTTCAAGGACGGTACGCATATTGACATCGACCTGTCGTCGCTCATCACACCCGATGTGTTCGTTAAGAGCGGGCGGTTGGATGGTACTAATATCGTACTGACTATGAATAACAACAAGGAAGTGAACATTGATGTCTCCGACCTTGTGAACAGCCTACTTGATAAGGCCCTGAATTTACAGTACGCTATCAACAACCAAGCGGGCGACTACACGCTGACACAGGCTGACTACAACGGCTTTACCATCATCCGTGGTACATCCACACAGAACCAAACCATCACGCTGACTAAGCCGACAGACGACAAGATTGGTCGGGTCGTTACCATTCGCAAGGCTGCTGGCGACCTGGGTACGCTGCTGTTCCTGAAACCTGCCGCTGACGTTACGTTCTCCCCTACTGATGCTAGCCCGCTACGTCGTGTGGGTAACACGGTTACTGCGGTCTATGTGGGCAACGGCGTGTTCGACCTGCATGGGGAGCTACCATGATAACCCCTGCTAACCTACTGCTGATGGCGTGCGCGGAGCAGAAACGCCCCGACCGTATGTGGGTTACTCGCATCATCAATGCTGAGCAGTTTGATAACATAGCGACAGCTAAACTCTACATACCTAGTAGCTTTACACTACGCAGCATACTTCACTACTCCAATCAAACTGAGGCTGAGAAACCTACGGCGCGAATGACGGTAGGCGGTAAGCTGTCGTTGCGCAGTATCATGCACACGTCTACGCAGACTGATGATGGAATAC